GAAGCGAATTGCGACACTGTTATCCTCCCACGGCCAGCTTGGCGACTTCGGCGTCAACTTCAATCGCCAGTTTCTTGGCGAACTCCTGCGCGGCCGCTCCCGCCTGTGAGTCGGCCGCCCGGCGGATCGGATGCTGGCCACGAGTACCAGGATGATGGACCACAGAATAGACCAACACTCTACCTCCGCTGCGATTCCGAAGGATCAGCATTCCGCGTCCTTCCTTCGGGATCCGGTGCGGCTTCGTGTTCTCTTCGACGAAATGGATCGGCACCAGGTCCCCGCGGCCGGAGATCCCGCCCCGCCCGCGGCGGAGCTTGCGGCGATTCTTGACCGTGTTCTGCTGGCCGGTGATCGACACGACTACCTTGCCGGCCTGGTACGACTTCACCCTCTGAGCCAACGACCGCTTGAACAACCCCGTCAATCGCGGTGCGTTCCGCTTGGCGGCCTTCACGAACAACGCCCCACCGGCCCGGACCGCTTTCGACATGCACCGCTTCTGAATCCGATCCGGCAACTGAAGAATCCGCTGGCGCGTTTCGGCGAGTCCCTCCAATTCGATCGTTGCCGCAGGTCCCGCCACGTCACACCTCTTCCTTGCAGAGCAATTCCAACTCCACTCCCACATTCTCGCTGTCGATCACAGCCCCGATGTGCAACTTCCGCGTGCCGAACATCAGATAGTGTTTCGACGTGACACCGTGCGAAGGATAGAGCGTCAGGTATACGCGGTGCGTGGCCTCCGGGAAGATCTGCCGTGCTCGGATCAGCTCCAGCGCCGTCAGCTGTTCGATCGCCGCTGGCACAGCAGCAAGGACCAGCGTATCGGTTCCACTGCGGCGCCCGTAATCGTCGAGCCCCGTCGTCGGCAGGTACACGTCGACCTGGTGCCGCACTCTTCCTGGCTTGATTTTCAGCACGGCCAATCCTCCTACGGTCCCGGAGAAGACGACGAGCTACCCCACGTCGTGCGAAGGTTCTTATAGACTTGAAACACTCGCTCTTCGCTGTGTCCCTCGAATCCAGTCATCAACACGTAAGCCTGCACCTTCCACTGGCCGGCCATGTCGATATTTCCGGCAACGGTGTCGTAGTACAGAATCCCATCGCTGCCGTCTGTGAAAAACGTCGCGTCAACTTCCAACGTTGTGCCGTCCGGCTTGCGAAACACAAACTGCTTGACCGTGGCTGTTGAAATATCGACGACCGTTCCGTCACCGTCTTCCAGCGTCAGCTTGAAGCGCGTCCCAACATCGTCAACGTGTACTTCGGCATTCGCAAAGTCGGTCATCGTTCCACCGTGCCAGTAATTAGAGTGTCCAACTGACTGTTGCCTGCGATCGGGATGTCCAGTTGCAGGATGCTTGTCAACAACGTGTCCAGCTGAGCCGTCAACTGGATTATGTCGTTTCCAGTTGTAGTGGCGGCGCCCCCAGCAGCCCAATCCAACAGCAACAGAATCTGCGGCAGCATCAGGCCACCTCAATGTACGTGCCGAAAAACAATGCCCCGGTGCCGCTTGCATACTGTACCCGAAGCGATTTGTTGGCCGTCGCCGTCTGGAACCAGCCATGCGGATTGTGAGGCAGTACGAATCCTGGCGGAGCCGCCCCACTGTCTTCCTCTAGCGCGATGCCTGTGGCGCTTCCTAAGACTACCGCAGCGTCAGCGTCGTCCAGCCAAAAACGTGCGATTGTACCGCTGAGGGAAATTGCTGCGAACGAGAGCACCCGGAACTTCTTCGAGGCGACGGCAGCGATCAGACTGTCCCCGTCCCCACACACGGCCATAAACCGCTTCACTGTGCAAAGCGTCGTACCGTCGTAGACGGCGCCGCTGATCTCGGTTGCGTTGGCGTGCAGCCGGCCGATCGCGTCAACCTCCAGAGGCGCATAGTCCGCGTCGGTCCCAGCCAGCGCGGCAGCCGCGTCTTGACGCACTGCCAGCGCCATCACGCCCACGTCGCCGCTCGTGTGGCCGGCGTCCTCGGCCTTGCCTAAGTTCGTTGCGGCCGTGCCGGGCACCACGCTGGTCACGTCCACGTCGCCGATGTCCACGCCGGAGTTTGCCGCCAGCTTCCCAATCGCATTTGTGCCGGCCGGCAAAGCGTTCGTAATCGCCGTAACGGCCGTGACAGTCGTCACCGTGCCAACATTCCAAGTTCCGGACTGCGTAGCCGCCACGGTGCCGTCAACTGTCAGAGCACCGCCCCCGTCATCAACACTCAGGGTCCCCGTGGAATCCGTAGCGATCGTCACCCGGACCGCTGCCGCTTCCGTGCCTGCCCCGATCGGCACCGCAGCGCCGGCCAACTGCGTGATGTTGAACCCAGCCCCGCTCACGGCGTTGTCGATCAACTGCACAGACGTTTTGACGTCCGCCAGCGTGGCTTCCGTCGCCGCCCCGGTGGGCAGCGGCAGGCTGGCCGCAGACACCGCCACAGCCGAGGCTCGCAGTTGGGTGTCCGTCAGCGGGCCGGTCACAGCCACGCTGCCGGTGATGGACACGCTTCCCGACACGATGTCCACCTGGACCTTGGTGCCGGCGACGCAGCCGGCCAGGGCCGACGTGTCCGCGTCGATCGTGCCCAGGAGGCTGACCGCAGATGCGATTTCCGTATCGAGGTAGCTGGCGATCGTCACCAGTGTCGCGTCCGTCGCCGCGCCGGCTGGCAACGGCACGCTGGCCAAGCTGACCGGCTGGGTGGCCTGCCAGAAAGTGCCAGACACCGGCAGGGCCGAGGCCCGCAGCTGAGTGTCTGTCAACGGACCGGTCACCGGCATCGGATTAGCCGAAGACACGTCGCCGTCGTTCGTGCCGTCCGCTCCGATCACGATCTTGGTTCGCGGGTAGTAGACGCTGCTGATCTCGTCCGCAGCGAAGATCGCGCCGTCGGTTGTGCGTTCGTTCACCTGTACGTTGTCTGCCATGTCAGATTACTCCACCGCCGACGATCCGCTTATACAGTCCGCCCGACGTCAGGCCGTCCGTCGCGTAAAAATCATCCGAGGTCTGATCCTGCACGCTCGCGAGCACGCCGCAGTACAGATAGCCGCTGTGCGTCGTGTCGGTGCGAGAATCCTTCTCCACCCCGTCGTAGTACGACTTGAGCGTGGATCCGTTGATGGAACTTTTGGCGACCTTTCCGGACGAATACGAAATCGCGGGAAAGGCCAGCGCGGAATGCGAGCCCGACGTTACCTTATCCACAAAAAGAAGATTGCCAAAGCTGTACGCCCGGCACCCGTAGCCGTTCCACGCCGCCGCGTCGAGTCGGGTAGCCCCGCCGTGGAGCGTGCCGTACACCGCGCACTGCGAATAGTGGTCCGCGCTGCTAAGTGCGGTCGTGTGGCGACACCGCTCCACCGTTCCGCCGCTGTACGTGTTCTTGAGCCGGCTCGATTCGATCGTCCACGTCTTGCTGTGCTGGTCCCAGGCGGCGAGCGTGCCGCTGAAATCGTCCGTAATTGTCGTGGTCGCTCGGCCGCGTTTTACCTGCTGGCTGATCTCCCGCGGATCGCAGTGATGCTTCCGACAGATCGCGTCCAATGCCCGTTCAGCGAGTCGTGGGTCCGCAGCGGCGCACGACTTCAGATCGCGCCGCAACACGTCTCGCACCGCGTTGCAGTACCGATCCGATCCCGGCCGCCAAGCGAACCGCCGCGACCGCACCAGCGAGTGCAGCGGCAGCCACAGTTCCGAATTTCCCTCGCGCGTCGGCAGGATCGGTTTCAACGGCGTGTCACCGGTGGGATCGGCCTGATCGGTAGCCAGCGACCAAACCCAATCGAGCAGCGTGTCCCCGATCGGCTGCTGCCCCGTACACCGCCGCCATGCGTCGCGCGTGCTTTGGCCGCTCGGCCGCACTTCGTCCACTCGCCCGCTGCCCAGCGGAATCAAATCGTCTCCAGCCTGCGGCGTCTCGCTCAGCACGTAAGCCCACGGCCAATCCCCGTAGCTTCCTGCCAGCCCCTGGTCCGCCAGCGATCGCAGGTCCAGCCCCAGTACGCACCCGTCCGGCGCTCGCCAGCAGCCGCCCGGCTCAGCCGTGTCCCAGGTCAACGGAGATAGGTAGTGGCTAACCATTTCTTATTCCAGCCGCACGTGCAACGTGTTCCTCCACCTTCGCGTCGTGATCGCGAATCGACATCTCCAGCTGCAGCACGCCGTTGCTGAATCGTTCCATCTGAGCAGAAAGCCCTGTCAAGACTTCGTTGATCTTCCAAAGCGAATCGCTGTTGTGATTGATCGCGTCGCTACTTTTGTCCAACGTGGTCAGCAGACGATCCGTGATTTTGTCTTCCAGCGTGGTTACTCTCTGCGACAACCTATCCTCTCTCACAGCCGCTTGGACGATCCAGCATCGCACCGCCCAGGTGAACAGGCCAAACGTGGTTAGGACGATCAGCACCAGAACTACCGCCTCGTAACTCGACTCGGCCGCCCGTTGGATCGCGACCGTTGCATCCGGGAAATCAGCCGCAGCAACAGCGGCTCCGATCGCGCCGATCGCAGATCCACAAACGAGAATCGTCGGAATCAGAGGGTGGATAAACGATTTCATGCTGTTTCGTTTTCTTCCGTTTCCTCCGGAACGATGCGCAAACTCAACGGCAACGTGTCCGTCTTGCCGTTGAAGAAATCCATCAGATTGCCGGTCTTCTTCACTTCGATCGTCACGCCATCCTGCAACTCTTCGAGCAGCCCCAGGGCCGCTTCCCGAATCGCCGCCAGCGTGAATTGGGCTTGGCCCATCGTCGCGTGGGCGTTGCCCTCCAGCCGATCCAACCGCCCCCGCAACCCGCCCCCTCGTCGTCGTGCCATGTCACTTCATCTCCCACGGCGGCACAATTACTGAGCAGGCACAATGGGCGCCGTACCGCTGTGCCCCGGTCCCGTAGGCAGATGGCGAATCGAGTCCGTAGGCACGAATGCCATTCAACTCCTCACCCCACGCGCCCCACGAATTAAGATAGACCACGTAGATCGTCCCCGATTTGATCGCCAGCCGAACGCCAAGAATCGAATGCCCGGACCGGCCATAGTGAACAGGCCAGCCGCGACACAGAGCCGTCTTGAATCCCGCCGCAGAGTCGATCTGATAGAACTCGTGAACTTTGAACCAGTCGGCGGTCGTTTCCCAGCCGTCTTTGTAAAGCCTCCGATCGTACCCAACAGCCCGCATGAAGTGAGCACCACTGGCGTACTCGCCCATGATCGCACGAGCTTCCGGCGTGTCGATAGGAAGCGAGCCCGTCTTCCGCTGCTGGTCGAGACAATCGCCAACGGCCGAGCCCGTGTTTGGCCCGCTGGCGATTTTCATATAGATGCTGATCGGTGATTGCGGAATCACGCGATCGCGGCCGAACTGCCGCGCCGCCAGGATGTTGTACTTCGCCGCCCCGGCGTTACAGGTGCAAGTCCCCTCACCGTTTTGGTCATACCGATGAGTGACGAGTCGGTCGAGGTTCCCTCCGTGCTGATCCTGATCCTCGATAAAGTCCTTGACCTCAGCATCAGTCATCAGCGGAAACGACTCTTCGAACTGCGAACCGCGAAACGTGTCATCGCTCTGCGGCACCGCTCCGAGGCTCATTCCCTCCGGCACGTTGGCGCGGAAATCCACGTCGAGCCAACGATCAGACCAGCTATCGAAGATGGGGCTGGTGTAACTCACAGTCCGGCCTCCTTCAGTACGGCCACCACGGCGGCAACGGTGTCCGGCAGATCAACGACAGATGCGACCGAACCAGCCTCGTCGAACAGGACGAGGAGTGGAAGCGGCTTGCCTGCCGACGCTTTGAGTGCGGCTTGAACTTTCGGCACCTGACTGCCCTTCGGTCCCAGGGCGTTCTGGTCGAGGATCTGGAGTTTCTTTTGCTTCAGGTACTGGTCGTTGCGTAGGTCTGACAACAAGAGGTTTTGGACTGGGGTTAGCTGCTGGGCTTCGTACAGGATGAACGCCCGTGCTGCTGTTGGCACTGGCGGCGGAACGGGAGGGGGGATAGGCGTGCCTCCCACGGTCACGCGATGCAAGGCCAGACCGAAGGGAGGCTCGTTCCAGTCACAGACAATGACGTAAGCACCGGCGACCTGACAGGTAAGCGTTAGCCTGAGCTTCCACTGCCACGGGCTGACCGACATCACCAACTCTTTTTCGAGCACGGCAGGCTTGGCGTCGTCTGGACAACTCACGTCGAACCGTAGCAACTCGACCCACTTGACCTGATCCCCGATGGTCTTTGTCAGGTCAACATCGGGAAGCCCTGTCACAACGATCGTCACCGGCTTGTCGATGTCAGCCGTCGTCGGCCCGATCATCTTCAGATCGGCGGGGCTGCTGTCCGCGGTCTGAATTCGGATCGTAGTTTCGCCCGCGTGCGCGATCGTTGCGGCCAGCAACAGAACCGCCACGGAATAAATTGGTCGTCGCATGGCCCCACCTGTCACACTGAGAAAATGGAAATGATCTGGAGGATCAGCGGCAACAGCTGCTTGATGAACTCCAGCAACGCCGCCCAATCGAAACCGTCCGCTTCTGCCGCTTCGGCGGACTGCGGCGCCATCTTGCCTGCCCGGCAAGCCTCGTCGATCACGCATCCTTGCACTTCCGCCAACGCCCGCGGGCGAAACGCGATCGCCAACCGCACGCGAGCCAATTCCCAGCGGCTGATCTCGCCAGCCTGGCAGGCATCTTCCGCCGCCTGTTGCAACGCCGCCTTGAAGTTTCGCGACACTCTCATTTGTTATTCCTCCCCATATTGAAAGAAATCGTCCCCACACCGATGAGCTTCCAAAATTTGATCGACCCGCTCGAAAATCTTGCCGTTCACCTGGCCGAAGTCTCGCAGCCATAACGCTTGCACCAGGAGCAGGATCGCTTCCTTGATCCATTCGTCCTTGTCGCCCAGCTCGGCCGTCGTGTCGGCGATCCCCGCCAGGTAGTTGATCGTCACGGCCTGCGGTTCGTCGTAGGTCGAAGGCCACGTCTGGCCGTATCGAAGGATGATCTCGCCCGGCTCCCGGTCCGTCAGCACGCGGTAATAGGTCGTGGCCAGCGTTTGCGAAACGCCGTTGCTGTCCAAATACGCAATCGACGACACCGATTGCAACGGTGGCATGGGGACGAGGATCCGGCTGTCAGATTCGGCGGGGAAAGCGTCGATCGTCAGCCGATAGGTGGCCGTCAGGATCTGCCGGCCGGCCCGCACTTGCGCCGCTTCGGTGGCGGACTTGATAAGTCGCAACAGGTGGTCGTCGTGATACTCGACGGATGTTGCGATCTCGACCTGCTTCTTGGCTTCGTCGAGCGTAACCGGCTGCTCAGTCGGCGGCGTGACGAGTTTTAGCGCGTAGCCCACGGCTCACCTCGTTTCAGTTGGGAGCCAGCTTACGCGGCCGCCCCGGTCTGCGGCTGGCCGTTTCAACCTCGCTGCGATTGGCCGGCGTCATCTCCTGGTCGTCGTCGGGTAGCCGCTCTGCCCGGCCGCGGCGGATCAATTCGTTTGCCGATCCCTCGTGAAGGTCCGTAAAGATTCTGCCGGGCTTGAAGTTCCGCCAGTGCTTCAGAAGTCTTACCTTTGCCATACGTTTTCATTCCGCCCCCAGAATGACAGGATTCAAAAAAACCGGGCGGCCGGTTGACGACCGCCCGGCTCCGCAAGGAGAACTGCACCGCCACTCACACCCGAAGGATTTCGTCACACCCGCGCTCGCTGGCACTGACCGGGATGTCCTTCGCGCGGTACAGGATCCCGATCGCTGCGGCGTAGCTGCCCGCGGTGCCGTTGCCAGCCGTCGCCGACAGGTCGATGTACCGCTTACGCTTCGTCAAGTCGATTTCGAACGCGGTGATCTTGTTGTCGTCCGTGGCCGACATCAGCGCCGACTTGGCCCCGTCGATCGTCGTGGACGTGCCGCAGATCAAGCCCGTCACATCGGCGAAGCCGCTCCCTGACGTGTCGGACTCTTGGACCTTCAGCGCGGCGAGTGCGATGTCCGTCGCCCCCAGGGCGAAGACGATCACCAGATAATCCCAGCCCTTGCAGTCGATTTCGGTTGTCGTCCAGGCCTCGTTGTCCTTGATCGCCACGGGCGGCAGGACGTTGATGAATTTGCATTGCTGCAGCGGGTTGCCAAGCATCTTTCTTTTCCCCTAATGATCTGGTTTTCAGTTAGTGAACAGGTGAACCAAAGCAATCGTCGGGGTTAGCTGCCCGGCGTTTCGAGTCCGATGATCCCGCCGGCCACGGTGCTCGTGCCGACGTCATGCACGTTCACGTCGTGCCGCACGAACGCGGTGAAGCCGATCTGATCGCTGGCCGCGTAGAGTTCGCCCAGCGTCCGCATCCGGATGTCGCGGCGCATGCCCAGTACCACACCGCCGCGGAGATCGCCCAGATAGCAGAGCCCTTCCGTACTGGTCTGCGCGGTGAGGGTCGAATTCATGACCTGCGTATGAACGACCGGGTAGCCCAAGAAGGTCCGCACCGAAGGACCACCGGCAACGTGATCGACCGTGTTGCCGCCGGCCGCGTCCGCCAGCCGCATCATGCTGGCCGCCCAGCCGGCCTTGCTGATGTACCACTTGGCGTTCCGCTCGGCCCACGTCGCCAGCTTGCCGATCATGCTTTCGAAGTCGGCCATATCGAGCGTCGAGAATGCCGTGTTGCCGGTGATCGCCGTATACTCGCTGCCGTCCTGCAACGCGTTCTTGAGGCCGACGATCCCGTGATAAGTGCTCGTGCCGTCACCCAGGAAGACGCACTGGTCGAGTTTGTACGCCCAAGCTTCGGCAACTTTCCGCGCCAGGAAATCGGCGATGCTGATGACGGCCGATTCGTTCAACTCGCTGGAGTACTTGACCAGCGCGCCCCACTTGCGGGCGACCAGCCCGATGCCATCGAACGACGGCGTCGATTCGGTGGGCGTGTCCGCCTCGCCGATCGCGTACAGCGTCACGCCGCCGGTCACCCGCGGCCAGTTGACCACGTCGGCGGCCATCTGGACGATCTCGCACTCGGCCGCGGCCACGCCGTATTGCTCGACGAGGTCGATAATCGTGTCCCGAAACGCATCCGGGACCAGGGCGCCTCCCGTGCCGAAGCCGCCCACAGCCATTGCCCGGTGCTCTTCAGGCAGATGATCGCGGCACCACTGCATCGCGTCTTGACGGCCGCACAGCACGCCCAGCACCCACTGGCCGGCCTCGTAGGCGTCGCGGGCCGCATCGGGACCTTGGAAGACGGACCGCTCTGCCTGGCGGCGAAAACGATAGGGAACTTCGATCCGCCCATCGGCCGTATCGCGACTCGCCGGCCGCGTCTGGCGATCGCTGCCGCGAGCCATCGCGCGGGAGGCTTCCAGCTGCAACGCGGTTTCCTCTTCGGCGATGCGGGCCTGCACGATTTCTTTGTCAGCCTTCAGCCCGTTGAATCGGGCCTCTTCGCCGTCCGCCCACAGCGGCGCATCCTCGCCGGCGTCTCGCTTCGACTTTCGCTCATTGAAGGACTTGTTGAGTTCTTCGAATCCCGCCTCAATCTGCCCCAGCTTTTCGCGAAGCTCCTTGATGCTCGCGGGAGAAAATTCGCCGTCACTGAGAATGAGCTTCCGCATTTTTCAGTCCCCGTTGGATGGTTGATTTCCGCGGGGACCGCAATCCGATCTCCGCCTTTACAGCGGATATTGGATTGCCGACGGACTAGCGCGCTCTGTTGCTTGCGGCGAATTGGATTCTCGCTGTCGCAAGATCGCGTCAGCCAAAGCGAGGTCATTCGGCGTGTCGATGTCGATTGTCTCAGCCACGAAAAAGGGAATAGTGTCGGCTGAGAAGGTGTAGCCGCGGTAGCGGAAAGATTCGATTTCGATTGCTACGACGGAACCGGCCAGCCGGTAGCGCGGCGGCAGGATCTGCCGGCGTTTCGACTTCTCGCCGCACAGCACGTAGCCCAGCCCCTGCAGCCGATCGCCGATGATCGCAACCTGCCACTCGTGCGCCGGAGCAATGGCCGCAACCACATCGGCCCGCTGCGATTCCCGCCGCTCAATCACCAGGTCTAGCTCGGCCGCAGTCAGCAGCGGCGCGGTGCATTGCACAGACACCAGCGTCGTCAGATCGTCCGGGAGAAAGTCCAATGCGTGTAATAGCACGTCGTCACTCGACGCCTCGTCTGTCGCCAACTCAGCCGGCCGATGAATCACCCCCGCACCCCAGGCCCGAGCCACGGCGGCAATTTCGTCGTCCTCCGTGGAAACCCAGACCCCGCGCAGCAACCGGGACTGCTGACACGTTGCGATCGCCCTGACCAGGAGTGGCTTCCCGGCACACAGAGCTAGATTCTTTCTCGGAATCCCCTTGCTTCCGCCACGGGCAGGAATCACGGCTGCGGCGGTACGACGTGCCAGTTCTGACTGTTGACTTGGTAACATGGCTCCCCCACCTGAATGAATTCGATTTCCGGATACTTCAACGCGATTCGATTTGTGAGCGGTTCGACGACGGTCTTCGTGAGATCCTTCTGCAGACCGTCATTCGGCTCGTAGTGATACGCCCCTAGAAAGTAATCCTGGCCGGGACAGTCTGGCCGGTAGCCGTCCATGCCGCACAGCACCACGCGGCGGGCCAACCCCACGCGGATCGCATACTCGACGCACCAGATCCCCGATGTCTGGAACGGCTCGAACGGATACCCCTCGCGATAGACGATCTCGAAATCGTCGACCGTCCGCATCTTCATGGCCTGCGGATCGCGGCGGAGCGTAATCCGTTTCGTCTTGCCTCGCTTCGACGCGGTCTTGCCGCCTTCGGCGAAAAGTTTGCACGCGAGCTGATCGGACAGAAAAAAGAAATCCGGGTTCGGTTCGATCTGCAAACCCCGATTGCAGGTGATGACAGGCGCCCCAGGAAAGTCCCGCCGCGCCGTAGCGTAAGCCTCGCGTGCCAGCGGCGAACATCCCAACACAATCCACGTCCAGTCGGCAAACCGATCCACGCCCCTACCTTTCACGCCGTCACAGCCGCGCCATGGTCAACGCGACTTCTGCCTCCATCTCGCGAATCTTCCGCTGCCGCGCCGCTTCCTGTTGCAAGTCGATCTGCCGCTGCTCTCGCCACTCCCGCCGCTCGGATTCGATCGCTGCCCGCTCCGTAGACCGGACGCCCGTCGAGGTCGCTTCGTAGGCTGGGAAGGTGACCGGGCCCACTTCGAACAGTTCCACCGCGTGCAATTCGCGCACGTCCACCGTCCGGCCGTCGCGGTCTTCTTCCACCCAAACGACCTTCGTCGGGCGGAACATGAATGAGGATCCGGACACGTCGCCGCGGCGGATCGGCTCTAGCACCTGGTCGCGGATCAATGCCGTCTGCGGCGGCTCGACGGAATACCGCAGCCCGGTCGAGTCCAACGTCAATCGCAGCGTGGCCGCGTTGCCGCGATTGCGGCCCAGGATGATGTTCGGATCGTGGTTGAAGAGCGATCGCACATCAGCCTTGACCGCCTCGTCGAACGCACCGGGCATGATCCGCTCGTAGGTGTCCGCCCATAGCCGGTATTCCGTCCCCGGATCGCCGGCTCGGAAGTAGACCGCGCCGTAGCCCTCGATGCGTGGCGGCTGGCCGTCCTCGCGAATCTCCAGCCGGGACAACTCACTGCTGATCGTTCGCCGTTCCATCTCCATCGGTATCCCCTTCGTCTTCGGTTTCTTCTTCTTCGTCGTCGTCTTCCGGCTCCGGCATAGGCTCCGGCTCAGGCTCCGGCTCCGGCTCTTCGCCCAGCAGTTGCATGTTCATCGGCTGGAACGGTTTCTCCCCGATCCCGCCCGGCCAGGCCGAGTAATTGAACCAGCGCCGTACTTCGTCCGGTGACCAAATGCCATTCGTCACCCCTTGCACGCCGACGCTAATCAGCGTCTGGGTATCGGCCCAATTCAAAGCGTGGATGTTGTGCTCGATGAAGTGCGTGTCCCGCTCATACTGGACTGCGGTCAGCAGTTTGAGCGTGCATTCGGTGGCGATTTGCTTCAGCCAGAACGATAGCGTCTCGTCGTGGTACGCCCGGCGGGCCGCCTCTTCGCTGTTGTACGAGATGGATTCCTTGACGCCCAATCGCGACGGGGACATTCGGTAGAACCGCGCCACGTTGCGGACCTCCGCCTCGTCGAGTTCCGCAGACTGGGCCTCGCCAGGAGAAACCATCGTGCTGTGCCACTTGAACCCATCGCGCAACACCAAAGCCCGGAACCAGTTCTCCGGCTCGCTCTTCTTCTTCAGCCCCTCTTCCATCTTCTGCCGCGCCTTGTCGCTCGCACCTGGCGGGACTTCGAGCCAGCCGCCGGCGTGGCAGCCCTGCGAGTAGAATTTGCCGCCGAACTTCCGCTTGGCGAGTTGCATCCCGATATTTTCTTTGGCGGCCTTCAGCGGCCCGAACGAATCGCACTCGCCAGAATCAAAGGCGATGTTCTCGACCATGATTACGTCGGTCGGAGCGAATGCGTAATAGCGGCTGTCGATCTGCGAAACGACCACCAGCCGGCCGCTCTCCGTGGTCTTCAACTCCGTGCGGTCCGGAAGCAAATTGGACAGCCCGATCGGCGTCCCCCGCTCGTCCCGGTCGATCAGCACATAGCCGCGCGGCCAGATCAGCGCGTGAATCATCAACCGCCGCCAGACGGTGAGCGAAGATAGCTCGTGCTCGGGCCCGGCCCAGCAGTCCGGCCGGATGATCCAGCTGGCCGGATGATCGCGGTCCTCTTCGCGGTCCTTGCCACGCCGGCGGAAGACGCCCAGCGGCAGCTTGGACACATCGCCGGCAATCATTCCAACCGCCTGCCAGACGGCCGCCACGCCCACCATCTTTTCGGCTGTCACCTGCTCGCCGGCATCGGTCGATTGCCCCACGAAAAACGTGTCCCACGATCGCGGGTCCGTGATGTAGAACGGCCCCTTGTTGTCGCTCAGCGAACGCTGCAACAGATTCCGAAGCCATCCAAACATCAGAGGAACTCCACTTCGTTCTTGTCGTCGTCGTACCAGGTCGGCTTGTCCGCCGTCTGCGAATCGAGCATCAGCCCCAGCCCCATGATCGCTGCCACCGGCCCGTCAATCGTCCGGCAGTCGCCTTGCTTCTGCCGCACCGGCCGTTGGTTGCCGTTGCAATCCTCGTAGCACGCCAGATGCCCAATCTGCCAAGTGAAAATCGGGTGCCCGTTGTGCCGAACTTTCCTTTCCGCGATCAGTCTCGCCAGCGTTTTCATCGGCGGCGAGAACTGAGTAATCACCTGTCGGAACTCGTGCCGATCCGCGCCCGTCTCGGCCGAGATTTCCTGCGTCAGTTGCTCCGACTGAAACAGCGGATCGAAGGCGATCCCCTGTAGCTTCAGCCCATCACAAATCGTCAGGATGTCCGCCTTCACCTGCGAATAATCGACCGCGTCACCGGAGGTCAATCGGATGTGTCCAGCGTCCGCCCAAAACTGGTACGGGACCTTCGCGCCCAGCCGCATCGCCTCCGCTTCCGGAAGCCAATAGTACGGAACAATGCGAACTATCTCGCTTTGTTCCGCCACCTGCTCCGCCGTCGCGTCGGCCGGCACCGGCTCCGCGGACGGATCTGAGAACACGAGCACAAAGGCCGTCGTGTCGTGATGCGTGGCCCCGTCGAATCCCGCCCAGCATGCGAGCCCCCGCTCGCGCAGCCCAGCCAGGGTAAAAGACTCGTGGCAGTCGATTCGTTTCGCCCGGTCCTTGCGGGCCGACGCCCCAGCGTCCCAGGCCGAGATGCCGCCCACCTGCGAGAGCCAAGCCGCCTCGGCCGTCTTCCAGACCCCCAGCCGCAGCCGCTTCCACTCGTCCCACTGAGTCAGGTCCTGCGTGGCCGCGTGATAGTCGCCACGGAAATCAGACAACTTCAGAATAGACGACCTGGTCTTGCCCAAGCTCGGATTGGCCTTGAACCAGGTCCGCTGGTCGTGCGGGTCGTCCTTGGGCCCGGCGGCGAAAATCTTCCCCAAGAACTGGTCGTCCTGCATCCGGCCTTCATTGACCGCAAGCGTCTTCTCGTACTGAGTCCGGCAGATGCTTTGCATGTCCGCCCCTGCCGTCGTGATCGCGGCGAAGAGCCCCTCCGGTTGCGCGGCCAGCATCCATCGCAATGTGTTCCAGAATTCCCAATCCGTCCAACGGTGAAGCTCGTCCGCCAGGCAATGCCCGTTGACCCCGTCCGCCGTCTTCGCGTCGGCCGCGGCGATGCTCCACTTGCCGCCCGTCTTCGGACACTCGACGACCAGGTAGCCATCCTGAGTCCGCACCCGCGAAACAGAGGACAGTTCCGGCGACGCCCGGACCATATCGACTGCCGCCCCGTGGACGATCTGGGCTTGCTTCTTCGACGTGGCGACGGAATAGATGCGGGCCGAGTGACACCCGTCGCCGAACAGCAGGTAAGCCCCGATCGCCGCCAGCATCGGGCTCTTGCCGTTCTTCTTTGGCACCTCCAAGTACAGCCAGCGGAACCGCCGGACGTGCCGCTCCCATTCGGTTGACCACCGCACCCAACCGAAGAGCCGCATCAGAAGATCCCACTGCCAATCGAGCAGCCGGAAATCATGCCCCCGCCAAGCCCCCTCGACGAGCTTGCAGTACCGCTCAATCCACTTGACCGCATGTTCCCCGCGCTGCGGATTGAACCAGTGCCCAGACAACAGCGCCCGCTCGTCCGCCTCTTCCCCCTCGCCACGCCGCAACCACGATGACCACCCCCGCCGGCGCGCCCACCGCTTCAACTCCAGCAGCTTCGTCGATTGCCGCGCCATCAATCCGCCCGCCTGATCTCCTGGTCTGGAAACGCATCCGCGAAACGCTATTTAATCGTGTCCGTAATAGGCAAATCCGAACGCTGGTACGCCAACAGAGCGTAATGCCTTCAATGCTCCGCGTAGCGTATTTCCAGTCGTTGCCATGTCGTCGATGATTAGGCATACGTCATGTGGAACCTTCACTGCATTGAATATTTGTTCGCGTGTCGCATTGCGGCTTCCTCGCCATTTTCGCTCTCCGACACGCTCCAACATCTCCGCATAGTCCAGCCCCAAAACATTAGCAACTTGCTTCGCGAGCAAACCGGCAGCGTGCGGCTTGTCACCCGAAGAGCAACCGCGCGGAGGATTCGTCACTGTCCAAGTTTGCCTAAACACTGGACACCACTCTTTGATGACATCGCTGATCGCATCCGCTAATCGCTCTGTTTCAATCGGGTCTTGCGTCGCTTTCCAGACCACAACGCGCTGATATTCAACGCCACAACTTCTTTTGGCAACAAACACACCTAACCCAGCGTGTTTGTAATGCTTCCCAATCGTTTCCTGCGGCTCCGCGTCCTGGTGCTCGGCCGGCTCCGTGCCCGCGATCGCGTCGGCCTGAACGTCATCCCAAAGATCGGTGAGCATGTCCCGCAGATCGTCGCACCCGGTATGCACGCCCTTGAGCAGGTCGTCCAGGATCACAGGATCGGCCCCCGCCATCCCGGCCAGCGGGTCGAGCGTCGCCAGGATCTTCGCCTCTTGATCCTCCGTCCAAGTCCCCACGAGGACCGGCACCAGGTCGCACCCCTGCGCCTGAGCCACCTTCCGCCGCAAGTGCCCGTCAATCAGCCGTCCCGTAGCCTCGTTGAACAGGCACGCCCCGGCCCAGCCGACTTCCGTCATCGCCCCGGCCAGGGCCGCCTGCTGATTCTCAGGATGCGTCCGCCAGTTGCGCGGGTTCTCGGCCAGCTCCGCCGGGCTCCGCCACTCCAACCTCAGCGGAAATTTCTCGGCTTTTTGATCCGGTTGCTTCCGTTTTCGTGCCATCTTCGCCCCATTTCCCTCAGACCGGCGGCCGATTTTCTTCATCCCCGCGACCCTTCTGAGCCGCCACGTCGAACACGCTCCCAACGTCCTGAGTCCCCGCCTTCTCCGGCGTCAACCGCAACAGCTTCCACAGCTTGTTACACTCGTTCAGCGCGTCCTTGCAAAACCGCACCTGCGGCGATTCCATCTCGTAGCCGCTGGGCGCCTTTGTCGTCCAACGATCCCAATTCGCCTGCAGCCACCACTTCCACCGGCAGTAGATTTCCCACTGCCCACACAGCGCCTCGATCGGCACCAGCATCTGCGCCGTCAAGCTCTTCGTCTCGACCAGCGACGTCGTCAGCCGCTGCCAATACTCCTGCCCTACCTGCCCCAACCCCTTGGGCGGCGGCGGCGCAACAGTCAACAGCTGCCCCGTCTCACGATCCGCTGCCCTCTCCGGCTTCGCCTTCGGCCGCCGCCCCATCGAATATCCCCTGCCTACACGCCCCCAAAAATATGCAAAATTACGGGCTGGTCTACAAAAGTCGCCCCGCTTAGAAAATCGGACCCCCCCGTCCGTTATTCCCCCCTGGCCGTCTTGGCAGCGTGGCACTCGACGCATAGTGATTGCCAATTACTTGCGTCCCAGAACAGATCGTCTCGGCCCTTGTGTGGGCGCACATGGTCAACCAACGTCGCGTGCCTCACCCTACCATGCATCTTGCACTCGACGCAGAGTGGATGCTGGGCGAGGTATCTCATGCTGGCCTCTCGCCAGCGACGATTATAGCCACGTTGACAAGCGGACTTCCGTTGCCGCGGCTTCAGTTTGCGTGGCATCGGCTTAGCTCGTTGTGGCATGGATAGCTTTCTTCCGTGCGGCCAGAGCCTGACACACCATGCAGGGCTGCACGGTCACCAAATAGCCGCAGTGCTCGCATCTGTGGGGCTTGGCGATGCGTGGCAATCCCTCGGATTCAAGCACTCGACGGACGCTGTGCCAACTGTTGCCACGCCCAACTGTGATTGCGATTCTACGGACCGATGTCTCGCCTTCTTCTGCCATGCGGATGATTCGCCATCGCTCTTCGCTCAGCAACGGTCTATGCCGTCGACGCTGGAACTGATCCCCTGCTCTGATCAGCCTGCGAAGGACCGTCGTCGGTGAGACACCTACTGACGAGGCAACAGATCGCAGGGATTGGCCAGAGGCAACCGCTCGTCCCATGATTTCGACTTCCGTGATCTGTTCCGCCGCATCCATGCAACAAAGCGTATGCTCGCTTTGTTATGGCGCGCTTTGTTCCGCGAGTTCCTCCTCCGTGAACCACCATCCGCAAGCCTGGCATTCGTAATAGACCTCGGGCGCCGGATCGAGCTGGAATCCGCACCCGGCCACGGTGACCACCTTCCGCAGCCGATGGTGGCCGCAGACGGCGTCCTGGCCAGGTGGTTGGTCTCGGAGTGCCCGCTCTTCCCGCGGCGTCATCCAGCGGCCTTCGTGGGCGACGTAGAGCCCGGCAACGAGTCGCTCGCTGGGGTACGGCTCGCAGCCGAAACAATGGTCTCGGCCGTAATGGTCTTGCCAAGCGAGAAGAGATCCGCAATCCGGACACGGCGCCGGGCCGGCCGGGCGGCTTTCGTAATTCGTCCTTGCTTGATTTGTCGGATTCGTCGGCGCGTTTTCCGGTCGAGTTTCATTTTTCGTCGCTCCAAGTTTTTCAAGTAGCGTTGGCATGAGAAAAAATCCCGTAGTCGCAATAGTCGCTGTAGTTGCGGTTCCCCATACCCTTCTATTTCTTGTGCACGTATTTTATATCCTTCTTTTTTCTCTATTTTTTTCTTATTACTCGACTTACGAAGGATAGGGAAAACACGACTACAGGGACTATTGCGACTACCGAAAAGCCAGTAGTCGCAGTAGTCGTGATATTACCGATCAAAAAAGCATTGCGTCATACGTTTTATTTCCGCAAATTTCGTCTTTTGCAAATTGCATCATTTCATAGCACCAGCTTTGATCCCCGCGTCCGCCTCGGCGAACTCTCTTCACAGACGGAAAGCATCTCGAAACTTCGCGCCCAAATTGTTTTTCTGACAAAGGGCGGTGTCCATTTTCTTTGATCCAGTCGCAGTAAATCCGATAGAGCATCGAAGCAACAACCATTCCTGTCGATGAAACTTCGCAGGATTCTTTCAGAAATGCCCTTGCCGGGTTGAACTCTTCGCGGAAATTCTCTTTCGCCTCTTCGGCTACTCGACTCACCGTGAATCGCTTCTGCTCTCGCAGGCGAGCCAACCCCAGCAGCGCCCAGTTGAAGATGGCTGGCAGTTCACCAGACGCCTCCCACCATTCTCGCTTGTCCATTCCGATGATCCGTTCGTGTGGCTGGATCTTGGTGCGGAACGGGACTAGGACCATGCGGCGCCAAATGCCATCAGTCCGATCAGAAAATCGCGGAACGTTGTTGCAGGAAACCATCAGCCGGGCCGTTGGCGTCGCGTCGATTGGGGCTTCCCCCTTGCGATCGAAGTTCATCCGGTTTCCGCTCGTGAACGCCTTGACGTGCCCCTCGGCAACCTTGTCGATCTCCCCGGCGTCACCGCAGAAATTGGCGAGCTTGCCAAGTGTATGGGTCAGTTGGAACCGCACCCCGAAGACTTCCAGCGGCACGTTGGCCACGTTGTCAATGCCAAGCATGGCTGTGAGCCCGGCCTCAGAAACGGATTTCCCGTTTCCGCCGTCGCCTTCCAAAATGAAAAAGCATTGTTGGCCGGTGTCCGGCGTCAGCAGGTAGCCGGCCCACTCCTGTAGGATGTCGATTCGCTCCTGGTCACCTTCCAGCACGCGGTCAAGATAGGCCAGCCACTTGGTAGGCTCGGCCCCGGCGTCAGAGTCGAATTCGTATGGGACCGACACAAGGGAAAACCACTGCGGCGAATGCGGTAGCAAACATTCGGATTCATCCTTGCCGGCCAGTACGGCGTCGATGTCCAGTATCCCGTTGGCCATGCTGACGTAATTTCGGCGGCTGCGGTCTTCCAGCCACGTGCCAAATTCGATTTCCGCAGAAAGGTTCACGTATCCGGACGTCGCGAGCATCACGTTGCTGACGATTCCCCCGGTCACCTTGCGGACTTCGTCTGTCTCACCGGCTCGATAGGCCCGGTCGAATTCCTGCTTGACGCTGGCGGCCAATTTCGCCCGCAGCTCGTCCTCGTTGATCTTCCGGTATCGGTTTCTCTTCCAGACGTACCACTCGGACCGCCAGTAGCGGATTGTCCGGCCCTGGTTGTTCGTCGCGTATCGCTCCAGGTTGAGCCGGGCGAGCCTATGCGGGTCGTCTACGGCCTCTGGGAGTGGGCCTGCCGCTGGCTGGCTGCTTGGCTGGACGATCGGGGCGGCGGCGGCCAGGGCGACTAAATCAGCCCAGCCGTGCCCCTCGGAGAGCCAATCCCGCAGATCCCGCCCGTGGTCCGCCGTCACGGGGTATGGTAGGCGGACGTGCCGCACTTCAGCCGCGTGGCCGGCGAACGCGGACGCCCAGAGAGCCGCCCCTTGCTCTCCTGGCTGGTCCGCGTCGCCAACCACCCAGACCGTCTTACCGGCCGCGGCCTGGAGGATCCAGGGTTGTGGCTTCTGGCCGGCGCCGGCCTCATTCGCCCAGACGGCGACCATAGACGGCAGATCGGTGGCGGACAGCAGGGCAAGGGCGTCTGTCGGTCCTTCGGTTTTGACGATGATCCGGTCGCCCGGCAGACGTCCGATGAGCCCCGGCTGCGAGCCCCACGTGAGTTTTGTCTTAACCTGGCCGATCAGCTTCCCGTGTGCGTCGAACCGTGGCAGCGTTCCTCCGGTGACATTGGCAATTACGTGGCCGGTGGTTTCTCCCTGGCGACCGATGACGGGCAGGTCGATTACCGTGTGGTGGTGGCGGTATCGTGCGAGTCGGCCTCCGGCGGCGGCGATCGCGGCGGGCAGGATTGGCCGTTTCCGTGAGCACCAGAGCCCCGCCAGCGAATCGGACCACGGCATGGGCTGCAAGTCCTTGGATGGGTCCGCCGTGAGCTTGCGTGCCCGCTGCGGCTTGCCGTTGGCGGCTGGCGGGGCTCCGATGTACTCCCCGACACGCTGGACGGCGGTCGGGAAGCCGCAACCAAGAGCCCACTGGACGGAGGCGAAACCGTCTCCGCAGGATCGCCTGGCACACTGGTTGCAGATCAGCGATCCGTCACCGTCATCGTCGGTGAAGCGGAAACGATCCGATCCTCCGCACCGCGGGCAAGGGTGATGCTGGCCGTCGAGGATGGCGGCAGGCAGCCCAGCCACAGTGGAAAGGATGGCAGCCCAGCGACCGCGGGCGAGATGCTTAACGTCTTTCGCGTCGTACACTGGCATCCTTTCCTGTTTCGTGCCCGGCGGTAACGCCGTTATCGCCGGCGTGATAATTCCGTTACTACCGGCTATGGGGTTAATTCATAGTTATCCGGGA